TATTTCTTTTTAAGTCATCAGGAGTTTCATTTAGATCGATAACTTGTTTATTACGGCAATAGTTACGATACCATGATGCAGCATATAATAGTTCACCTTCTTCAAGGTCTTCAATTATGGCATCCATCTTTTTACGTGTCATAGGTGATTGTCTTTCACCTTTTACAAAAGTATCATCAGCAGATAGAACATTAGGTACACCGTCACCAGCATCACCTTTCAATATATGTTCCATAAGATATACTCTTGGGTTTTGTTCAACAACTAACTTCTTTGTCATTGGACTGAACTGAGATACATTTTTAAACTTTTGTAGTTGTTTAAAATCATGATCTGCAGATACAATCATAACATCTTCATGTTGACCAAACTCTTGAGTGTTATGTACAAGCGTACCGATAATATCATCGGCTTCACATCTTTGTTCATGAATAACCATATACGGCATGTTTTCTTTGATTTCTTCTCTTACACGAGTAATGATATCGAAGATATGAGTCCAATCCATACTGGATTCTTCTCTACCTTTTCTACGGTTATGTTTGTATTCAGGGAATACTTCCTTACGCCAAGAACTATTATCACAAGCAAGGATCATTTGACCATACTTGTCACGGTATTTCTTATTGTACATACGGATTGAATTGAGAATCATATGACGGATAAGTGTCTCGTCAATATTCATTCTTTGAGTTATAATGCCTGCAATGGCAATAGCGGAGTAATCTAAAATAATCATAATATAATTATACCAAATTTTTTACTGAATGTACACCATTATTTTCGGTTTTCTTCACTTTTTTTCATTGCGGCCACAGCAGTGTCAATAGCACCGGACATGTCTTCCATCATGTCTTGAAATGGATGGTGCTTTTCACCTTCTTCTGCGGCCTGTCTTCTTACTGCTGCATATGCAAGATTTGTCAATACTTTAATATCATCTTTAAGTTTCTGATCTATATCGTAATCCCTGTCTTCCATAATCTCATATAATACTTCTGATACTAATGCTACAGTATCAAGATCATATGCTATACCTGCAGGAGGTCGAGTCAGTTCAATAGGGAATTCAATTATTTCAGCCATTGATTCCTCCAAGATGTTTTGCATGAATTTTGCATCCTATAAACTCATTATAGTAATTGTCGTTAAATAGTACATCATTATCAAATTGAAGCTTTGTTTCAAAATACGACATTTCACCTTTTGTCTTACATAGTCTTAAGATTACTTTTCGGAATCCTTCATTACCTTTGCTTTCAACCAATGAATTAACTTTTTCACTGGAGCCAAAATAACTCTTCCAATCAGACTCAGTACGCGTACGCACGCGTCTTCTGCGAGTCTTAGTAATCGGGAGGGTCTTAGGTTTCCAAAAATTCTTTTTGCCAATGTACTTACGCCCAGTATCAAGCTCCACAATTTCATACACAAAGCCTTGATAATCTTCAGGGGTGCTGTTAAATATTTCATCATTGTAATACCACATAATAGTATTTATTCATCATATTCTTCTCCATCTTCTTCTCCTTCTGTTTCATCATCCTCGTCTTCCCATAAATCTTCTCCACACGACGGACAATAGTTGAGTTCGTGCTCCTCTGGATCATCGAACTTTACGTCAAACTTTGCTCCACAGTAATCACAGTCTTCCATTTTTCCTCCTTATGATAAGTCTCGTGACAAAATAAAGCTCTGTAATTCTACAAAGCCACCTATCATCTTACCATCAACAAAAACCATTGGAACTGTTTTCCATCCATTGGCATGTTCAAGCACTTGGTCTCTGGCAATATCTTTACCAATGACCAAATTCTCGTATTCTATACCTTTTACTTTAAGCAAAGCTTTAGCCGCCTCACAGTAACTGCAAGGCGGTGATTCTTTAGTGTACAACTTAATGTTCATTAAATATCTTCTAGAAGTTTTTTAAACTTCTTCTTACTTTTACCTCTTATCTTGATCTTTTTAATAGCATCAAGATTTGAAGTATCTTCACCAACTACTACAAGTGCAATCATGCCCATTGTAGCATGAGGTGTACACTGATACAAATACACACCTGGGACATCGAATGTAATAGCAACTTCTGCGTTGTTTTTACTTTTCTTAGGAAGATCCCAACCTTCTGGGCCTCCAATAAAATGTACGTTATGTCCTTTAGATGTTGGTACCCAAGTAATTGTATCGCCTACGTCAATTCGAGCAATATCTTCACTATACAACATTTTCTCTTTGTCTCGCTTATTCAACATTTCAACAGTCATATCTGCAGCATTTGCAGATACAAGCATTCCTCCGAATAAACCGAGCATTATTACAATAAAATATACATTCTTCATTCTTTTTCCTTCTATATTATATTTCACAATTACCAGCTGTACATGCAAGTTCCTGTGACCCTACAGTCATATCTTGTGTTTCATAACTTGCTAATACAGACCAATCAACGTTCTTTGGCATTTTAGTTAACATATCTTTATAAGCTTCCATATCACAATCTTGATACGGTGCTTGTTGATATGTATGATCACTGAATGGTAAGAATGAAACTCCACTCATCCATTCAAAGTTTTTATGAACCCATGCACCTACTTCCATCCATTCTTCTTCTTTAACAGAAATAGTTACTGATGGTTTATGTTCACACCAATTTTTCTGATATGACAACCATAACTCTAACTGATCTATAGCAGACATATCAGTACGGAATACCGCATGATCTGGTGCTTTCATTGGGAATGAAAATACAGAAGTATGTCCTGGATTCATTATATCGTCTTCAACTGGAAAACCAGCATCAACCATCATTTGCGTAAGCGGATCCTTCTTATCACCTCTAATGGTCCTGATATAATAAGGATTATGCCTAGCATGTATACCTGAAGCTGCGTCAACAAGCTGCGATACAGTTCCACTAGGTTTGACACACGTAATGGCGGCACTTTGCGGTATGCCAATCTCTTTAGCAATCTTTGCATTTGTTTTAATAGCCCTTTCTTTAAGTTCTTTTAGAAGAGAATCAAGATCTCCTTCTTTGCCGTTAGTTAAAGGATTATCCATAATTCCAGTGATTGATACACCCAGCAATCGTTCCTCTTCACAGTTCTTTCTCCATTCTTTACTTACATATTTAAAATTAACTAATGTAGATTGAAATGTTCCAAGAACGGCAGCAAGCTCTACCTTTTCCAAAAGAGTTTCCTTTGTATCTTCAGGTCTTACAACAACCTCGGAAAGATTACAGAACTCACGGTCACGAAGAATAATTTCACTACATGGATTAGTTCCATACTCATGACCTTCGGTATTACGTCTACCGTTTCTAGCAGCTTGTTCAGTTGCAGATGCACGGTTGAATATACCTCTTTCACCTGATTTAGAATCATAGAGTGCTTTCCATTCATCCATGAATATACCCATGTCAGGTTTTTCTGTATAACATGCAGAGTTATTTGCAAGAGCTCGTTGACCTTCATTTTCCCACCATTGTCCTGATTTTGCATGCCTCATTCTATCATCTGAAAGATTTGACAAAGAGATTAAAGCTGATCTTCTTACACCACCAACGACAACAATTTCTGCAATTTTACAAACAATATCATGGCATTCAATAGAACTTAACTTTCTACCTGCAGATCTTTTGAAAATTTCAGATGTAAATTTAAATAGACCATTCAATGGTTCTGGACCTGAAGCTCTACCACCAAAAGTTTTGAGTGGTGTACCAGCTGGGCGTACTTTACTTAAATCCCATTTTGGAATTTGTCCAATATACAACAGGCCAACGAGTTCTTTGAATGCTTTAGACCAACCTAACTTGGAGTCAGCAACTTGGATAACAGTATCTGTTTCAAAAAACTCTTCTGCTACTACAGGTAGTTTTGAAACGAATTGTCTTTCAACTGAAAAACCTACGCCTGTTCCATTCATTAGTACATACAAGATTTCATCAAAAGCTTGTACTCTATCAATTGCTACATATGAACAGTTATATCCAGCAATGTTTTCTCTCTTCAACGCTTCACCTGCCGTCATTAGACATCTCATAGAAGGCATTACTTTACATTCTAATATTGCTTCTTCTAATTTATTTTTTAGTGATTTGTTAATTTTATACCCGTGCATTTCTCCCATATGATCTTGGAAAAAATCAAAGTATCTTTCTATTGTTTCACCCCAAGTTTCTCTGCGTCCTTTTTCTGGAAGCCAACGGGAATAACGTGATAAGTGAATAAACTCTTGGTAAAGAGTCGGCAAGTGGTTACTTGGCATTAATCTCTCCTGCTTATAATATATTAAAATTTGTAGTTGTAGGTTTATTTATCTTTTACGACTTTTCTCGATGGCCCTTGAGCCAAACCAAAATGAAATAATTGCAGCAAAAATTGCTTTTGTTTCATCATCCCATAAGAGGTTTATTGCCTCTGAAAAGTCAGTACCTTTATCAAGTGCTTCCATAAGAAGCACTATCTCAATCGTGCAGAATAGCCCGAAGAAGGCATAAGTGATAACTGGACGTACAGATCTTTGTAAAGCGCTGATCCATCCGCCAGTATTTGAGATAGCAATGTCATGTTCAATAAGGCGCTTATGCTCTTCAGCAGCACCCATTTCATTGTACATCTTGATATCGTGATCGTACCCGTCTTTACGAAGTTCTGCCATCACTCTCATTTTTTCCAGTTCATGCTTTTGATCTGTTTTCTTTGCAAATGAGTCCGTGATTGCGGGTACAGCAGAACTTGCAAACCCTAAAAGGGATCCTAATATTGATAACATTAAATTACTCCGTGATTTCTTCTAAACATTCGACCGATAGAATATTTGTGTCGGTCATCTTTTTTTCTTATTCCTGGCGATAGGTCTACACCTCCGCCTGCTACTGAATTGGCCGCGACTTCATCTACTCTCTTCTTCATTTCTTCTCGCTTCATTTCAGCTTTAGCCTTACTGAATACGCTTACGACTCCCATCTTACCCATAACTTTAGCTCTTTGCTCGCCAACAGTTAGTATTTGAATCTTCCTAGCATACGGCTTACTAATTTTCTTGACCTTCTCCACAGTTCTCTTGGCATCAGCCACAGTGGCAAATCTAATAGAGACTGTATCTTTGGGATTCTCATCTGTATATAATCTCCTTCCTGAACCTTTTGGCTTTTTACCTGTTCCAACTTTTGGATCTGATCCTTCTTTCGGTACACAATTAGGAACTAAACCAGGCCTACCCGGTTTCTTCTTCATTCCTACCTGTTTATGTGTAGACCAGCATGGACCGTTTTCTCTTAACTCTCTTAGCGTTATCATCTTGTCAAATCCTGTGCTGTAACAAATATTTTTTGTCTTGTTGGTATATGATGTACAGCAAATATGCGTTCACCAAACACCGTACCAACTGGCATAATTCCTTCATTTACTATTACAGGTGTAGTAGCTTTTGCAATAGGTTCGCCAGTAAGTATAGATGCTATATCTTGTGTTAATGTATATTCACCAGGCATTATATCTCCATATTCGTCTTGGTGAAATTGTTTTTCTTCTGGTAGAAAAGAATCAGAATCAATATCCATTTTCTTTAGTATAGCATTAAGTTGATCATCATTCAACTTACCGTCTTCCTTTATGAGAAACAAAGCTGCTGCGTATGAAGCTAACCTTGATTTTCCAAATGGAAGTTTTTCTAGTATTCTTTTAAGATTGAACACTAATCTATGGAAGTAACTATATTCAGTCCTTTCTTCAGAAGTTTGCGGACTTTTAAGTTTCTTTCCATTTTCATCGACTAAGCCTAATTCATAAGCTTTCATCTTGTTCCATGGAGTTACAAGATGTTTGATGAAACGATACGCATAGTATGTATCAGCAGCTCTTGAAATTATCCCCATTAGATTCCTCTTAGTACTTTAACTATATTTACATCTAGAGGAACATCAACATAAAGTTCCTCTTT